CATATTCTGCATTTTTAACTTTAATTTTAGGGTTTTCCTCAAAACTAAGCTTATCTGTAATATCAACGACTTTTCCCATAAAAACTCCTTTCATTAAAACGAGAGTAGGATGCCCTACCCTCATAATTAAGCAGCCGGTGTAAATGCCGGTTTGCCTTTACAAAGTACTTCAAACTCTAACCCGTCCAGGGCTGTTGAATCGCCACCGCCCGGAGTTGTTACATTGACAATGCAGTTAAAGACTACCTTTGCACCGGAAGGAAGCTCCCACTCAAACTTTGATACAACATCATTACCGGATTTCCATGCCAATCCAGCAACGTAATCATTGCCTGGATCACCATAGGTTCGCTTTCCGGAAAAACTAAAGGAAAGCTTCTTGCTGGTCATCATAGCATCTCCCCATCCTTCTGCTTCCATCGGATTCCATTCTTCCACACCACCTTCTATACTTGGTGCAAAGTTTTCTAGATTAGCTATAATAGCCATTTGTTCTTCGGTGCTTTCCAACCCACTGGTACCGATTTTAAACTTATTGTTATAAACCGGATATGTTTTTGCAGCTGTATCCATCTTATTACCTACCTTTCATAAAAAATAATTACTTCAATTACTCTTTCATAAATACCGGCTTCATCTGTACCAACATCCACCGGCTCCTCCTGAAGCATCTGGAAATAAATGATCCTTTTACCATTGACTTCTACATTCTGAGCAGTCCTCAGCAGCTCATAAAGCTGATATGCAGTCTTTTCAGCATCCCTTGCGCTCTTATTCCAGTGCACCAGCAGGGAAATGGGCTTTACCTTATAAGTGCCGGAATCCCCTAAGCTTACGGTTGGTGCCCTGGACTGCTTCAGCTGATATACTCCTATGGATCTCTGTTTTTTATTGTCCAACTTACCCATATAGACGTTATCATCGTTCGCTATATTGAGACTGCCCATATAATCTCTTACATCTTCTAAGTAAAGCATTACACTCCTCCTGCTCTTCTGTAAAGTTCTTTATATGCCTTTTTACAGAAATCCTTCTTGCTACCGTCGATCCAATCATCGTACCATTTGCCCTTTGCATTCGGATTTTCCGCAGTGCTGAAATCATATTCCGGATGATAATAAAGCCGACGGGCATAGGGCAGCGTTGAAACCAAAGTAGCTCTTCCCTTTGCACTCTCCGAATAATCAACAAAGGTATTTTCATTCTGCAGGGCGCCGGTATCCCGTGGCATTACCTGCGCTTGTACAACTTCTGTATGCAATGCTTCTGTGGTTTGCTCTAATGCTGTTATCTGTGCTCTGGTAAGCTGATTAATTTTCCGTGTATTTATCTTTACCCTTGAATTAACCTTCATCAAATCAGCTCCAATTTACTGTAGTTTACGGTGCCATCCGGATTTCTGGCTTTTGTTCCCCGGAAGATTGTCCTCTCTACCCCATATACCTTCACGGTGCCTCCACATAAAGATGGCAGATCCGGTGTAATATCACCCGGGAATAATGCAATGCCATCAAGCCGTATTAGTACCTTTTCAGCAGTCAGCACCGTTTTGGCGGTATCCTGGTAATTGCATTTCGTATCAATGATGATAGTATTAAAAGGCTCACCATACTTATTAACACCCTCCGGAGTAATTTCCACATGGATAGGTGTCTTACAAAACCGCTTATCAACTAAGCATGGGTATCTCATTGCCACACCCCCAGGCTTGACCGGCTTAATCCGGTCTGGCTTAATTTTTGATAGATACTTTTTCGAATTGCAATACCATTTTGAATTTTAATATTCCAGCTCTCTCCGAAAGACATGGTAACTCCGTTAATTCCATAATTCTGCAAAACACTTTCAATCATGTCCTCATTCTCATATTCAAAGTCAGCCAGTTCACAACAACATTCTTTTATAATCTCTTGCTGAAAATCTGTTAAATTAGAAATGCCCCTACCTACAATTCGATTATAGGTAAGAGCATCTATGTGCCTACTGGCTTGCTTTAAGGCTTTATTCAGTTCCTCTGCAGGAATTATTGTCCCTTCAAATTCAGCTGCATAATATTCGGCATCTGCATAGGGCTTATAAGCCATAGGATCACCTACGCTTTCTGAGCTGCTCTAATTTTCTTAATAATACCATCCTGAGAAGTTGCCTGACCTAAGTCAATGCTATGGGTTTCTGCATAAGCCTTAAGTTCTTCTACGGTCATATCAGAAAGGCCGTCACCCGCAACCTTTTCATAAGCAGCCATTAACTCCATATGCGCTGTTTCAAGCTCTTTATATTTCTCATAGGGTACTGTCTTTCCCTGCCCGTAAGCAATTGTATTGCCCTCATTATCCTGAATGTCAAAACCCTGAGCAACATAATGAGCCTTTTGGGTTTCATCAATTGTATATACTTTATTGCCTTTTAGCGCTTTCATTTATGCATTCTCCTTTCTACGCCTGTACGTTCATAGCGCAGCCGGAAACCTTCTTCTCAAGCAGGAACAGATCGCCATAGTTGCGGTTTTGGTACAGATAACCATCTGCCGTCCTGGAGTCAGTGCCCGGCGTAAATAACTTAATGTAACTGTATTTATCTCTGGCAACAACGCAAGAAGTGTGGATCAGGATCCAGTTAATTTGCTTTGCCGTCTCTGCGGGTACGCAGCCATCTGTAAAGTCATATGCGGTCTTCATCCGTGCAGAAGGAACCATCTTAATAGCCACGTCATCAAGACTGTGCACTTTACGGTTAATAGTAGATGCCGTATTAACTGTAACCATCCTCTGAATTCCCTCAGCACTCTTAACAATCTTATTCATTGTAGGAGTAACGTATAAGATGCGTCCCTCCTCTGGAACTCCTGCTTCGTCCATACGAGACATTTCCTCGTCAAACTCTTCCAAGAAGTTCGCAGCATCGATCACCGTATTGCTAATTCTTCCTGCGAATGTAACTAGCTCCGTATGAAGCTTAGAGAAACGATAGGAGTCCTTCTCAGGAATTGCCTGCGTTTCCTCAAAAGTGTTCTGGATATTTGCAACAGATAAAGTCAAGTTAGTCTCATCAATATCCATAGGATCAACGAAAAACTCAATATCTCTGTCATGCTCCAGTTTCTTTGCCTCCCAGTCATTACCTAGGGTTCCTGCATTGAAACCAGCAGACCTTGTATGGTCCTTGTAACCACTCACCGTCATACGTGGAAGCTTAATAACCTGAGCATTTAAAAACTTAACCTGTTGGTTACTCTTAGTCAGCGCATCAGAGCAAAGCTCCTTTGCATACTTCTGTTGGAGTAATCCTGTAAATTGTGTAGCATAATCATATACTGCCATATGTTATATCTCTCCTTTTCTTAAGATAATCCGAAAGCTGCCTTTAAAGCATCCTCGGTTGGCTTAGTGTCTTGGTTGCCAGCAGCACCGCCGATCTGGAACCCCTGGTTCGAAGAAGCTACCGGTTTCAGTTGCGGAACATCCTCTAATACCTTGTTTAAGGCATTCTTAACCGCCTCCTGATTAACTTTACCATCATGTCCTTTTACATTACCTAAATCAGCCATTTTCAGGACATAAGGAAGGGTTTTCACATC